CATAGTATTTTAATTTATTGTTGGATAGTTTCCTTAATCTTTTGAAAAACTTTTGAACGTCTTGTTTATTGAGATTCATAAAGCCTTTTTCGGTTATTGGTACGTATTCCGTGTCATATGTAAGTGTAACAAATAATGCACTACTAGAACGCTCGCCCTCTTTTATCAGCCTATAACTCCATCCGCTAGTCCTCCTTTTCATACATGGGGGACATTTGCTACATGGCACTGGTATGTAGTCTCCAGTGAACTTATCTTGTACATAATAAGGTGTTATACATTTTGTTGACATTATAATCCCATTGGTGTACCATATTTAGGCATAGGTCTAACTGCTTTAATTTTATTTAATACATGGCAGTATAATACATCTGTAGAAGGGTCTTCTACTGCGAATATACGTTTTGTAGGGTCACACTCTATAAAGTCACTATTTAAATTTGGTTCTGTTGCAAATATTCTTCCTAAATGCCAGTAATTTAATGATGTTCTAAATTCTCCAGCTACTCTACTTGGCATGTATTTGTATTCTGCATATCTAGGTACATATCCAAATGTATCTTCCGCATTTGATGTATATGCATATAACTCTTGTTTTTGTACTTCTTGTTCTCCAATGTTTGCGAATGTAGGCCAGAAATAATCTAAACTATCTTTCTTTAAATATGTGCGTGGTATTCCTTGTTGATATGCTGTTTTAGGCATTACGGACATAATTCCGATAATGTAACCATGTTCTTCACAATAGTAACTACCGCTTTTTCCACTTGTTACACTAATTCCGTGTCCTGCCATGTTACCTTGTGGTAATCCACCATCTTGTCCTGTTGTATTTAATACTTCTGATACTACTACTGGGCTTTTTACTCCAGTAATATATTCTGGTCTTTGTAGTCTTTTGTCTGAACTTCTTACACCGAAATGTGTAAGGATATTTTCTATGTATCTTGTACCGCCTCTAGCGTTTTTTTCTAACCACTCTTGTAATTTATATGCTCTACGTAAATCATTGATTGTAGTAGGGTCTATATCTAAACCATTAGTTTTTGCGTATAAATTTGTAGTTGCATCTGTTGATGTGTCTCCTGTTACTGGAATGTTTGTTGTTGTAGTTGTAATATCATAGTTACTTACTGAACTATATATATTTGCATCTCCTCCTATTGAACCTAATGGTATATCTACTGCTGCTCCTTTTTGTGCAAATGGTAATGATGCTGTAAAATAATCGTGTTCCCATGCTCGGTTCCTTAATGTTCCTAAATCTAAGAATTTAGAACCGATGTCATTATTTCCGTCTGTTAACTTGTAATCAATAGGTGCCTGTAAATTTTGATCTCTATAATATTCATTATAAATACATTGATAAGCTGCCATTGGTAATGCACTTATATTTGCTGTTGATGTGCCAGTTGTTGGTGGTGGTACTCCTAAATAATCGAATGTTTTAGGTATTCCAGCTGCTATAAAGCTTGGTACTGCTGCTAATCCGCTATTCCATGGTAGGTATGGTGCTACATGTGTACTATTGTGTTCTGTAATGAATTTTTCCCAATTTGACCAAGTAATTCTGTTTGGTACAAAGAAATAATGCATTGTTACGTCCATTCTATGCATCACTGGACTAATCATTGGTGCAAATCTAATAAGACTTTCACATGATATATCGAATTTGTCTCCAGGGACACATTCTAATGTTAATATGGGGGTTAATTGCCCCATGTTTGTGGATAACTTTACGTCATGCGTTAAATCGAAGACGTTTTTTTTTGGTTTGTTCAGCTGAATGCTGTTGAAAAGGTTTTGTGCCATTTTTAGTTTGTTTTAAAGACGGATTCCTCCGCGTGATACATAATATGTTCTTTTTACTTTTGATGACCTATAGCCACCTTTTTTTTTGCCGTAAGACCTACGGCCTTTGTAACCTCTTTTCATGTTGTTTGGGTTTAATTGTTATTTATTTGTATTCCTATTGTTAATGAACTTGAACGTTCTAATAGTTCTAATGCTCTTTCTAATGTTTGGTTTTTTATTATAACCATTCCTCTGTAGTATATACAAAATATTTTCATATTTTTTATCTTTTGTTTAATAATGAGCCTAAACCGATTTTTAACATATCGGATATAAGGCTTGAATTTATACCTAAATTTGTTTGTAATGAGTTTGTATACTTTCTGAATGCGTTTTCTATGTTTTGTCCTTCTAGTTTTGCCTCTATTAATTTTGTAGTTGCTTTTTGGATTGCTATTTGTTGAGGTGTTGTTAAGTTTTGATACATTCTGTTTTGTGTCATTGTTTTTATATCGTTACTTACTTTGTCTCTTAATAACGGATTCATTTGTTGTTTATTGCTTATGTCTTCCATAATACTATCTACTTGTTTACCCGTTAATCTACTTCTTTGAAATCTTTCTTCTGCAATATATGGTGATTGATCTATAACATTTTGATTTTCTAACTTTTTTCCTTGTGTTTGTTCCCTTAATAGTTCACCGGCTTGTTTATCGTTTGATAGTTGCTGTTCTTTTAGTTTTAAGTCTATGTAATTATTCATGACTTGTCCTGTATTTTGTAGTTTTGGTGCTACGAAGTCGGGTTGTTTCATATCGGTACTTCTAATAGATGGACTATTAGACATCTGCCCATATATCAAGTTTGGGTTTAATCCCGCTTCTTTGTATCTCTGCATTTGTTGACTTGGACTGTTGTATTTATTTTGTTTGTCCCAGTCTGTTAATGCGTCTGCTCTTTGTCTGTCATACATTTGTTGACTGAACTTTTTGTTTTGTGCGTTAGTATATAATGTACTACCGCTATTTACCAGGTCTGTTATTGCTGGTATTGCTGCTGCTGCTAATGCTAATGGTATTGGCATGTTTTTTGTTTTTTTAGTTTTTAATTGACTTTAGCTATTTAATCGCTTTTATTTTTTTATTTTGCGTCCACTATGTTCCCTTTTTTTTATAAATATAGCTCTTTTTTTTGCTTTAGTGTCAATTAGCACTAATATATCAAGGATTATTAGTGCTTTTTGTTTTTCTGACGCGCTGCGCTTGTCTTACGCAGAAATCGACACCAATTTAAATTGGTGTCTTTTCTACGTCGTTTTTTAAGTTTTCCACAGTGTTTTCAACATCTTGTGGTTTTTTCCATTGGCGAGACTTAAGGCTCTCCACTTCTTCTTTTACTTGGTCTGCTAGTTCTTGTCTTTCTACTAGATCTAATGTTCTTGGATCTGGCATGTAGAAATCTTCTCCTTCATATACTGGAGTAAATCCAGTTACTGGGAGTCCTCTTGTATATCTGTCTACTATATTTCTTATTGACATTGTTTGGTCTGGTATTGTCATCGAAGGTAAGTAACTTACTTCTCCTTGTTCTTCTGTGTATTCGTAATTTAACGAATTTTTAACTTTCATAATATATCTTTTTAAATTTGATTTATTCATATTGTCTGCCGATTTCGGCTTGTTTATACATTTTGTTAAATTGGTTTATGTGTCTCTCTACTATTACTTTTTCGTATGTTTCTCCTAATTCTTCTTTGAGTTTTTGTTCTTCTTCTTCTGCAATTGTTTTTAAATACATTGCTATTTTGTCTTTTTCTAGTTCGTTATATATTTTATCTTTATAATATCTTGGCATTGCTATTTTTTTGTTGTCTGGTATGTTAACATACATACGTTTTTCCAAATCTTGTTTATGCCATTTAATCATTTGTTTAGTTATATAATTGTCTCCTAATCTTTTTGACATTAAACTGAACTCTTTTTGTCTGTCATCGTTGTAATGTAAAGGGATTTTACCCTTTTTTGTCATGTATTTTAATGTATATCCTATTGTTGCTGCATTTACTTGTCCTATATGTACACTTCCTAAATATTTACCATCTAGTGCCCATGCTTTTTGTACCATTTCTTTATTTGCGTTAAATAATATAATGTGATAATGAGGGCGCATCTTTTTAGTTCCGTATTCTCCACATACATAGTATTTTAATTTATTGTTGGATAGTTTCCTTAATCTTTTGAAAAACTTTTGAACGTCTTGTTTATTGAGATTCATAAAGCCTTTTTCGGTTATTGGTACGTATTCCGTGTCATATGTAAGTGT